CTTTAATTATACTTATCTTATCTGTAATTCGGCTGAAGTTAAAGCAGCAATAACGACTACATCGTTCGCGGTTGCTGCGTTAACAAATATTTCATACGGTGATGCTTTAATTTCATAAAGATCACCGAACGACATTGTGGGGGCATTAGGGACCAATACGACGGAACTTACGAGTTCACCTATGTTAGCATGAAGATATGCACTCAACTCTGAGAAGTAGAAAGTGTCACCAAAATTCCAGTTGTTAACATCAAAGTATGTGTTCATAGCCGCCAAAGTGGCACTGCGTATTTCACTGTCGCTTGCGCTAGTAGCTGTTGATTTAATAACTTTAATGGTTGCTCTCAGTGCCGGGTCTGCTTTAGGGCCGAATAGCGGCTTAAAGATAACGCTGTTCATAATAACACTGTCGCTCAACATTTTATAGTCTTGTACCTTGTTGTATGCCTGATTCAATTCGTTAATCGTTGGAACAGTAGGCTTGACGATTGTATTCGTTGTGTCTTGAATCCAGTTGCGATACGCAGTATAGTATGACTGAGTGACAAGATACAGATCGATGATGTTAGTCGTAGCCGGGTCAATACGTGTCGTATTGTTTGAATTGTGACGATACTGGAACGCCAGGCCTTGACGACCCGATTTCATTGAATACTGCGGTTGCTCTAGCAGAGTATAAAAGACTGTTTGTACTGTGTTATTCTGAACCGTGGTGTAGAACTTGTTCTCAGCGTATGCGTAGAATAATTGACCCAATGGATACTCGTACTTCACAACTTCTATCTGAGTGACGTTCGGGTATTGATACGATACTAAAGAGGAGGGGATGAGTTGGTATCTTGACAGATTAACTGCATCTTCTACTAGTTCAAAGAAAGCATACACGCCTATATTAGTGCTACCGGTCATATAACCAGTAACCTCTTGAAAGAAGTCAGGGTTTTGTATAAGCGTCCTATTATTTGGATCAATACTGGCAACTTCAACTTCAAAGTCATTCACATAACCATCAGATTCTACTGTCTGGCTAATGATAGATGCCATGATATCTTTTACCATTGGATAGTTTGACCCCGGTTGAGTATTACTTGTAAGAATCTTTGCAGAATCTTGCAGAATCTTACCAGATAACGGGTCGTACACAAGCTTTCCAGTTTCAAACGAGAAGCGTGTATCAGCTACGCTACCAAAATAATAAGCAAGTGATCTGTATGAGACAGAGTAACGATTGCCGCCCAAGCTTAACAGATTGACGAAGTATCCAGTTGCATCATAGTTAGAAATGCTCCATCGGTCTTGAGCGATAGTCAACGAGTTATCAAACATCAGTGAGAAGCTTTGTTGAAGTTCCATTCTGATTATACATTCTTGAATAACCGCAGTTGGCAACGAGTTATCGAACGCCGGAATAATAGTTGTCAGAATAGCTCGGGTCGGAACATAACCGTTAAGCGTGATGGGGCCTGTACCGTTAGCGAAGGCACCGAGAGTATTATTATATCCATCACCGATTACGTTCAATACGTTAGTCCAGATATATGTGGCATTTGACGGACCGGCAATGCCTGATACTAATCTGTTATTAGTGTCGAAGTAATATCCTGGTGGCGCAGTGAACTTGATCATTGCCCCCTTAGTAATATACTTTGCGTTGTGCGTTGAGTAAGTTCCGGTTGCGATCGGAGTATTCGCTGAACCAACTATGTTGTAGAAGTATCCCGTAAGGCTATTCGCATCAACAGTGCTGCCCTGCCAGTATACAGTACCATCACCTGATGCAGTATTTACTGGGTAGCGAGTATAGTTCTGTGAGTAATATTGTGCTGCTCTGCTGTCAGCAAGAATGGCTGCTAGTGTGTCAGTAAGGAAGGTGATGATGTTGCCGGAACTAGTGATAGTTGCCAGCACGTTGCCGTTGGTGTCATCTTGATATAATGCTCCGTCACTGGCGAACGAGTTTGTACTGGAGTACTTACCAGTAGGATCAAGTAAATCAAGATTGCGTGATACACCAACTGAACTGCGATTGATCGCCTTGCTCTTAATAATTGAACTGTACAGGGTATACGGGAAGTTATTGTAATCTTCACCATTGACCATGCGGTTCTGTGTATAGTAACGAGTTGGTGCGCGTTGCTTGATACTTGACAGTGTTTCTCTTGCTTGTGCATTAGATACAGGAACTTGAAGGTCCAGTGTCATCGTCAATGTTTCTGCTCGACCTGAACGACTTGTGTACGGAATTGAAACGCTGACACCTTGCATCTCAGTCGGATCGATTGTGTATGTCAACGCATTACCAGCACGAACATACGCTCGGAATGTTCCTACTGGAATCTCAGAGAATACTCCATCACCAAATGTGTAGCTTACTTGATCGTTGAAGCCTGATACCGCAGCGAATATTTTACGACTGCTTGATGTAGTTTGAAGATACGCATCGGCATATACATTCTCGACCTGATTCCACAACGTAGGGGCTCCATTAGATGCTGATAGTTGATACAACCATGTGTCAGTGTTATTGACGCCCTGGATCTCACCGACTCCAACTACTTGATTGGAGATTTGCTGTGCCAGATTAAAGTCATAGTTCTGCAACTGACCTTGTTTGAAGTAGAAGAAGAATCCTGTGTTAGGGCTACCGTATCCCAACTTGTCGTTGCGATACATCATGTTGAATCTGCTTGTCGGACCGGGCGGAATCTCGTAAATGTAATCTGTGCCTACGCTAGTTGTGCTAACTAGTTCGAAGTTCATGGCCCCGCCGTCTACCGTAGAGGAGAATGATACTACAGGGAAGTTAGTCTGCGGGATTTGCAGCGCGTATTCGTCTGTCTTGATACCTAAAATCTGTGCTGAGTTGCCGGGGCGACCCACGCGTTGTGTGTTGATCAGCGCAGCGTTAATGATTGTGTTGTATTGTTCTAACCAGTTTGCGTTGGCTGGGTCATTCCAAAGAACATTTAGATTAGAAAGATTATAACCGTTCAGGTCCGTGATGTTCTGTGTAGTCTGAATACTTGTTACTTTAAGATATCCTTGACCTGCTAGGTTTCTCTTGGCAACATAGCTGACAAGATTAGCAAGTTTGACAACGGAGTCTCTACGCTCTGCTGTGTCAATGAAGTTCTCGCGTGTGTTCAGATCGTTTCTGAAAGCAAGACCTTGACCCATGAACGCCATAACGTCCATCAAGGCGATAAATTCTGAACTCTCTATATAATCGTTAAATGTTTCTGGATAGTAAGAGCGAAGGTAGTCGATGAAACTCTTTCGTAATGTTTCATAATCATACGATTTAAAATCCGCTTCACGGAATGTTTGATAAATCGCCTTCCAGTCATTGACACCGAATAAAGATGATTGTCGTGAACTTGTAGCCATAAGTTTTCTCTCTAGTAGAGTATTTATGCTAAATAAAAACCGACGTTTGGAAGTGTTACTGAATAACTGCGGTGCCTGATGCGTTGCTGAAGAATACGTTGAGAGTTTGAGCATTGTTGAACGGCGTCACTGCCATCTCAAGTTCAATAAGAATGCCGTTTTCCTGCGGATAAGTCTGCACCGAGTTGAGAAGCATCCTGGGGTCTTGTCCAGCGACTCGCCGAATTTCGGTTTCTAAAGCAAAGCGAACATCAACTGTGTTCGGTTCAAAGACGAACGACCATAGAGTGGTGCCATACCCCGGATTACCGACTTTTTGTCCTTGCTGAATGTTCAGTGCGTTGATAAAGTCTTGAATGACAAGCTTTTCATCCACCATTCTGAACTTTTTACCGTATACGATGGGCTGCACCATGCTGCCAGTGCCGCCTGACTTACCCGGATTTAGATTAGTGGAGCGCGGCTTGTTAGCATTGATTGTGGAGAATCCGATATAATTGGGCATGATGTATTTATCAGTTACGCTCTGCGAAGATCATCAATTTTCTTTTGTATTGCCTCTTTTTTTGCTCCCTCCGCTAACCATACAGATTTGAGTGACTCAATCTGCGGATCACCTTGAGGTAAGTTGTTCTTTGCATCATCCCATGCTTGCCATGCGAGTGTCTGCACGTCCTGCTGGGCCCAGTAATCGTCTTGTGCTTTCGCTATTGCAGCCTTATTCTCATCAAATTTCTTGATAGATTCGGCTGACATTGATGTGCCGAATGTTGCGGGGTTGCCGGCAGCGGCAAACGCCGGAATTTTACTACTTCCTAATAG